GCCTACCAAATATGCCGTGCTTTCGCTCGACATCTGCTGCGGCTAATCTTGTGCAAGGCACGGCGTCATACACAATTCCCACGGCGAGAATGATCCGACAGGTATCAATTACCGACACAAATGTTGTCACGTATCTCGACCACAGGGTGGATTCTTACATCCGCGACTATTGGCCCAATGCGGTGACACAAGGCACCCCACGGATGTACAGCACAGATAGCGCAGGAACGGCTGGGACAGTCATTACATTAGCGCCGACACCCTCTGCGGCATTGGCCTATAGCGTAGATTTTATCGCCCCTGAGACGGGGCTAAGTAATGCCAATCCAAATACTTGGATTGACACTAACGCCTCCACAGTTCTTCTTGCTGCGGCTCTGTACGAGGCTTCTGCGTTTTTAAAAGCGCCAGAAACTTTATCTCTGTATAAAACCCAGTTTGACGAAGCAGTCCAACTTACAGTACAAGAGATGCAACGTGACTACGCAGCAGAATACAATGGAGGCATATAATGGCTATCACACAAGCAATGAGTACGCTCTTTAAAAAAGACGTATTGTTGGGCGACCATCATCTCGACAGCGACAGTATTTATATTGCGCTGTATACTAACAGCGCAACATTGAGCGCGGCAACGGATGGTTATATAACCAGTAATGAAGTTGCCAACGGCAATGGATACACCACAGGCGGCAACGCATTGTCTAGCAAGGCGGTCACTGAAAACAGTACAAGTGGTGTTTTTGATGCGGCTGATCCAGAATGGACAAGCGCAACATTCACAGCCCGTGGTGCTTTGATTTACAACAAAACGCTAGGCGATGCATCTTCAAACTCAAGAGGTGCAATTGCCATCCTTGATTTTGGCGGTGATTTTTCTGTTAGTGGTGGTACTTTTAAAATTGTATTCCCAGCAGCAACTGCAAACAATGCAATTGTAAGGATCGACTAAAATGACTTCATCCTATGATAACGACTTACGCCTCAATGAAATGGCGACTGGCGATCAGTCGGGCGCATGGGGAACAGTCACGAACCTAAACTTGGAAATGATTGCGGAGGCGTTCAGCTACGGCACACGCGCTATTGCGAATGCCGCCACAGACAACATAACACTCGCGGATGGCGCACTGGATGCTGACCGCAGTATGTACTTGAGATTGAGTGGTGGCGGTCAGGCTTGCACAGTAACATTTTTGCCAGCGACCATCTCAAAGGTTTGGCTGATTGAGAACGCAACGTCTGCAACTCTGACGATGAAGCAAGGCTCAAGCCCAGCGGGTATTGCAATACCCGCTGGTCAGGTCAAAATGATCGCCACAGACGGTGGGGGCAGCACAAACGGCGTTGTCTACGATCTTTTGACAGACGTAAATCTGGCTGGGACAACGGTCATGGGAGACATTGCTGTAGGCGGCAAAGTCATTACGATGACTGGATCATCAGGCGACACGGCAACGCTGACTGTCGCGGCTGATGGTGCCTTGGCAATCGCCACAACAGACGCAGCAGCAGCCGCAGCCAACATATCTATTACGGCTGACGGCACATTTACTGCTGCAGGAACAACCATCACGTTGGACAGTGCTGGAGATATTATTCTGGATGCTGATGGGGCAGATGTAATATTTAAAGATGGTGGCACATCCATTGGAACTATAACCAACGCATCCAGTGACCTTGTCATCAAGTCTAATGTCCAAGACAAAGACATCTTGCTGAAAGGTGATGACGGAGGCACAGAAATTACTGCATTGTCTCTTGATATGTCTGCGGCTGGTGCGGCTACTTTCAACAGCACTGTTACACGCGCCCTGACGCGAGGTTCTATTGATGTTGGCAATAGCTCTGGTGTGTCTACGCCTCTGGCTATCGGCGGTGCAAATACACTGCTTCAATCCGATGGAACAGATGCGTCTTGGGCTACTGTTTCTGGATCAGACAGTCGGCAATCATATGTTACGAATGCTACTGTTGCCGCTAGAGCGGCAGTGTTTTTGAACAGTGATGGAACGGTGGATCAAACGGGTACTTTCCCACTTGCAGACAATGACGTTGTAGTCAGCACTTTTAGCGCCGAACTTGGTGGGAACTATGGCGTTCAATATAATGGTCATGCTGGTTCGTCAGCGTATAAAGATTCAGGTACTGTTGCAGACCGTAGACACGTAACAATTTACAAATACCGTGCTGGATCAAGTGCTGCGAATGCAAGGTATGTGGTTTCTGCTGTTGCTGCGGATGGGACAATGACCCACGGCACACCCACTGCGTTTAACTCTTCGGGGCCAATGAATAATTGTAACGTAAAGTACAACGCCAACATAGACAGGTTTATTGCTGTTTATGATTACGGTGGCTATGAGAGTGCTGGTAATTATGGCGCTATTGCCGTTGCGGTAGGTACGCTAGACGCCAGCAACAACACCGTAGCTTGGACGCATACGACTAATCTTGGTAATGCTGGAAGTGCTGCTACGCGAGGCTTTACTTACTACGATTCTCTTAACTCTATAGAAAGCCCAAGTTTTGACATTGCACAGGATGGCTCTCATCTCATGATGTCTCACATGGGGAATTACAACAACGAAGCTAATGAGAGCAACTCAGATCGCCTTTCCGTAAAAGTGGCAACTATCAACGCTGGCAACAACACTGTTTCTGGGGGAAGTTGGAAAGATGTTCTGGTTTCATCTGGTACAAAATACAATAGACCCAATCTAACTCCTTCAAGTCTTCATTGGCATCAAAATTCCAGTCAATATATTTTGTGTGCTGCGAACACAACTGCTACTGGCAGCCCACATGCCTATGGCGATCAGCAAGTTTTCCTGTTTACTGTAAGTGGCAATACACCCACACAAGTAAATTACGCCCTTGGGCCTTTAACTATGTCTGGTCTGCAGACAAACTATGCTGCGCCTCAAATATCATGGTACGATGTGACCAGCACAAAGTGTTGGGGTGTTGGCATTAATACTGGCCACATTTCCCACAGCATTAATTCTGGTGGCGCTGCTCTTGGGCTTTATGAAATGACCGTTGGAAGTGGTAGTATTTCTAATATTAAAGGTAGACCTATTGCCTTGAAGGACACATCAAATTTTTCAAGTCTTGGATCATCTACAATTGGCGCTTCCAATGCCGTGGCAACCGCAAGTGTAGTGTATGATAGTAGTGGAACGGCTTATATATTGTATAAAGTGGGAGACACAAGTGAGTCGGATGGCATTGTTGCCGTTATAGAACTAGCTTACGATGAAACAAACATTGGAGCATTGATTTCTTTAAAAATTAATGGAGTAAGTTCAGACTTGACTGTTCCTTACCCCAAAGGAGGGGGTTTTGTAACATACGACACTGGAAGAGACTTTTTGTTTACACTAGGCACGGATTTGTTTGTAGCTTCACAAACAACAGCTTCGGATTATCGAATTGTTGCTCAAACTATTAATGTAGCAAACAACGGTAGCGGTTTAAATCCTATTGGAATACATGATAGTTCTTCAAGCGCATCAAGCGGAGACACTATAACGGTTGCACAGGCTGGTAGTTTGGTTTCTGGATTTAGCGGTCTTAACGCAGGTGCATCTTACGTTGGAGCGGGAAAGAGGCTGGGGTATGCCATATCTGCGACTGAAGTATTTACAACCGCTGATGGTAATGGAGGATAAGATATGTATGTACCAGAAACACTGGTTCCTTTTTGGGCTTGGAATCCAAACGATCCTAAATGCAGAACAAGACAAGCATCTTTTGTGGTTTGGCGTAACTTAAAGTTATGTGAAAGCGATTTTATGGCTTTGAGCGATACGCCAACAATGTCTGCAGAGTGGGCAACATATCGACAGGCTTTGCGTGATTTACCGTCTAATGCGGATTACCCTGCAAATTTAACTGACCCGACATTTGTACCGCTAGACCCTAACGGTGAGTAGTATGGATAAGCGCACAGTGTCCTCTGCACACAGCAGAATTGATGATCTAAACGTCACCTTTGCATCTCTACGAACAGAGGTGACCATACAGCACAAAGAGCTATTTACGAGGGTGAAACGCTTAGAGGCGATTATGATCGGTGCCAGTGCGGCGATAATCGTGATGCTGATGACTGTACTAACAAAAATGGGATAAAACTATGACACCAGAGACGTTTGATAAACTCAAAGTTTTACCGCGCCTGATGATGCTGGCTGTCACGGTGCTAACGTATCAGAGTGTTCACTGGTTTATGTCTATACCTCCTGATCAAGTGACCAATGCACAGGCTGGACTCGTATCTGTGTGCATGGGCGCGCTCACGGGCTGTTTTGGCATCTTCATTAATGGAGAAAAAACATGATGGCGCTTCTGGGAAGTCTGCTGGGCTTCGGATCATCTTTTCTGCCGTCAGTGCTTGATTACTTCAAGGCCAATCAGCAGCAGAAGCACCGCATCGAAATGATGCAAATCGAGACAGAGCTTGCCCAAAAGCGGTCTGAGATGAAGCTGGTAGAGCTAGACAAAA